ACCTGGTCGCAAATGTGCAAGCTGTGTATCATCACCCTCTCCTTGCATTGCTAACTCTTGAGCAATTTGTCCTAATGGAGCTGCTGATGCTTGCTCTGCTCTTTGTATCACTCCTTGTAGGGTTTGAAGCTCTTCTGGCGACAATTTTTTTGTATTTTCATCACTTGATGCTTGTTGTTGTATTTTTTGTCGCTGACTAGGAAACAGTCTATCTTCACCCAGAGCTGCAATTCTTCTTTTTGCAATAGCTTGTTCTAGTGTCATTGGTGTTGGTGACACATTAAAACCATTTTGTTGTGGCCCTAAACCTGCAATGATTTCCATGTCTTTGTTTGAAAAAGCACCTTTACCTTCTTGTAGAGCTTTTGACATCTCTGCTTGCTGCATACTTTCCGGCGGCAAAGTTGCAGCATCTCCTGTGAGTCCTAATATTCTTTTTCTTAATAACTCATTTATCATGGTGTACTTACTGTTACAGCTCCTATACTAATTGTTGCAGAGACACCAGTTAGATAAGTTTGATGTTCATACAGGTTTCTAAACTGTGTGCCATCAAAGGCCTGGTGAACCTCTGTCGTTGAGTTAAATATAATAGCACCTGTAGCAAATTGCAACTCGCTAATGTCTGTGGAGTTAAACGATTTTATGCTATCTGGATCAACAGACCCTAGGTTAATTTCTAATATTCTAATAAGTCGGTTGAATGTGTTAGCAGAAACCATGTCACCATCTGCTAAAGGTAACTGTGTAGGTAATAATTTACTCATTATCTACGTCCTGATGGTTGAACTTCTACGCGTGTGCTACCAAGCCTCCACTTGTAATTTTTTCTGTCAGATTCTGTATTATCATCATCTGACTCAAACCTTAAAACAAACTGTCTTGCTCTGGTTCGCAAAGAACCAAAAGTAGAGCTAGAGGTAATCTGAGTAGTCGAATCTGTTGCAAGAGTTAAATTGTTGAAATCCCGGCGTTTTACAACAACATTGATAGCTGCATTTTGACTTGTGCCTATTTGATTTACAAATAGTATGTCTGGCAATATTTTCTTTAAAAACACAAATCTGTCACCATCTGTAATATCAATATCAGCAGACTCTACAAATACACCACTCATAGCACTTTCATCATCGTTAAAACCTACCTCATGTTCATATATGCGTTTTGTCGTGCTTTCTTCGCCTGCTGCTAATGGCTTGTCTAAAACGCCTGCGGCAAGCCAACTATATCTCTCTAAGGTTCCTATACTCCAAGAGTTTTCTTCATAGTTAAAAATAACATATCTAGATATTTCATTTTGATTATCAGATAAAGAGGGATAAAAAAACCAAACCTCTGAAAACTCCTCATTTAAACCAGCAAAACATTTAAAAGCCTGGCTTTCATCTAAATCAGAAAACACATAATCTTGCACACTACATGGTAATTTTTGTACTGCTCCATTGTAAAAATAAAAACCTTTTTTTGACATGTAAAAGACACCTTTAGGTGAACTTGTAGCTGCTTTTGGACTAATAAGACCAGCTCCTTCATTTATTAAATTTATAGCAAAAGTAAGTGGTGGCCCAATAAAGTTCATAGAATACAAAGATGTGTCTGTCCAAATTAAGATTTCTTGTCTAGCTTTTAAACCGCCTATGATTGAAGAGCCAGACGATAATCGCAAAGAGCCTGCGGTGTTTGTTGACAATGGCTCAAACTGTAATGGGTTTTCTTGATCGCTAAATGCAACCAACATTGGGTCTAAAGTGCCTGTTCTAGAACCACCACTAATAGGATCAGCTCCTAAGACAATTAAATGTCTATCTGTTTCGGATGTAATTACTTGTAATGCTTTTGTTGGTACTAAGTTTGCACCACTAGTGGTAGCTAAATTAACTGCTCTTGTTGTAACATCATCATTCTCTATCCACCTAAATATTCCTCCTGCTCTTGGGTTTATTATTAAGTCCTCTCCATAATTATCATGCGTCCAAAGGCGTAGTTGGTTTGTATCTGATAAGGCTGTTGATGAACCCCAAGCACCTGCACCCCATGTACCAACACCCCAACCAGTAGATTGCACAAAAAAATCAAGTCCAGAGTTCAACTGATAAGCTGCGTCAGTTGAAGATCCACCATTTCCTGAATCACTTGAATTAGCTGTTACAGTTGTGTCGCTAGTATCTTTAGCTGTTATTTCATAAGTATTTGTGCCTGTTACTAAATTAATTTGATACTCTTGATTTAAAACAGCAGCAGTAATATTTCCTCCTAAACTTACTGCACTTGAAAAGGTTACAAAATCACCATTTACAGCACCATGACTAGCATCTGTTACAGTGAGTGTTGATGATCCGTTAGTTGCTGCAAAAGTCGCAGAGTTTGTGGTGTTTTTTCTTATAGGTGTAATATCATTGTAGGTAGAGCCTTCTTCAATGTAATATTTATTAGTCGTGCCAATGCCTAAGTATTTACGACCTTCTAACGAAATCCATGAATGTAAAGCTCTAGCTGATCCAATTATGGTGTTAGATGAGAGTTTTTCCCAACCACCAATTTTTTCAACTTTACCTTTACGAAACCTAATCTTGTCGCCATCTACCCAACCACCTTCATTTGAGTAGTCAGTTTCTTCTTTATTTATTCCAGGCTTAAAATTTAACTTTGATAGCGGCATGGTGCGACATCTATGCTAACCTAATTATTGCGCCTGTTGCTGTAGCACTAGGAAAAACGATTGTAAAATCGCCTGCTGTAGAAGTCTTATCACCACCAAAATCTATAGCACATACTGCCTTATCAGAGTTTGTATCATTATAAATTAAACAACCTCTAGCAGTTACTGTAGCATTACTAAACGTTAAATCTGCAAAATCACACAAAGCAGTAGTTCCAGATGTGGTAGGTGTAACGTTAGTCAATGCTGACCCACCTGATGTGTAGTTTGTGCCTGACGCTTGGCCTGTTGTGGTAAATGCTGTAGTTCCAGCTCCTAATGTTGCAGAACTAGTATAGAGAGCCAACTTAAAAGAGTTGCCACTAGACGCTGTAAAATTATGAGTGCCGACGAGTAACTCTTGTTTGAAACTCGTACAAATTGCTGATGTTATTGCCATTATAGCTCCTTCAATATTTTAGCCATGTCGCTGTGGCCTTGTTTTTCTAATAAATTTGCATAAGTTGTGTTCTGTGACTTAATTGCATTTTTTATAGTATATAAGATTACAGTATAAACTTGGTTTTGAAAAGCCAAAGCCTGCTGTTTTATATGCTCTGGTGCATTATCTGAAATCTCACATATTTTCTTAGTAGCTTGAGCCGCCCAAAACTCTGCATCATGTCCCTTACCCTCTGTAGTAGTGACATCAACCTTGCCTAAAATAAAATCGCTTTCAACACTCATCCTTTGTATGGTTCTGGTGGAACCACATCCTCATCTATTTTTAAACCGTATTGTTCTAGTTGTTTATTTATTTCTTGATAAGGACCAATAATAAATCTGCCTTCATGTGGCACTGCTACTAAAGGTTTATCTAATCTATGAAAACCATATAATTTTTCAGTAGCAGGAACATTACTGTCTAAAACAGTAGATCTACCACTTATACCTATTAATATATCTTCACTCATACATTTGCTAATCCAAAACTCTACACAGGCTCTGCCTGCCTCAGCAAAGTGCATATTTTCTTTGTATGAAAAATCTATACCAAACAAATCAAGTCTGCCAACTTTGTTAAACAAAGCAAAAGCAATTGCATAAGCAACTGTATTGTTTAAATATGCACATTTTGTTGCATTACAAACTTCTTCTACAGGATAAAGAACTGGATTATTAATTCTAGAATCTAACTCACATGTATAAACAGGTGTTTGTGTTTGTTCTAAAACCCTACACATAACAGATGTTTGTTTACCGGCATCATTACTATCAAAAAATCTACTTGCTGGGTCTAACATAAATATGCGATCTGCCGGGTAAGTTGATGCTGCTGAGTTGATACACCATACTTCATCCCAAGTTCTACCATTTTGTAGACCAATCGCAAAATCGACTTGCGATATACCAAGTCCAACTAAAGCAATACTTTTACCTTCTAAAGATTCTATTCTACCCA